ACGACACGACAGCGGGTACCGGGTCTGCCCCGTCCGGGTGGACGACGCTCAACACGGAAGGCTTCGGGCCGTTCTGGTGGGTCAGGGATGTCGGCCGGGCTCGGTCATTCCGGTATGCCTCGAGTGATTATCTCAAGCGGGTGCTCCCGTCCTACAACGCGTCATGGTCCTTGGCCGGGTATCGCCGCGAGTTCGTGGACCTGACTCGGATCAACCAGGTCGAATGCAGGCGGATCGCGGAATCGTATCTCGACGAGTATGTCAGGCAAGGCAGGACCTATAACGTGTCCGCGATGCTGGACCCGCGGGTCGACCTCGGTGATACGGTCAACGTGACCCTAGGCGACGGGTCATCTCGGGATCTCTTCGTCTGGGCTATCGCGGACAGCGGCGGCCGCGAGGACTTCGAGGCCACCTATACCCTGCTTGATTACTCGGCCTGACCCCGGGGGGTGACCCGATGCCCGGTCCCCGTTAAGCTAGAGGAATGACCCAGCCCGCAGGACCAATCCTCGGGGCCGCTCACCTCGACGACGGAATCAACACGCGATTCCGCTGGAACGAGGAGACAGGCCTCTCGACCCCGGCAACCCGGGCGATCGGCTCCATTCAATCGACCTTCGGGGGACCCGTCAGGGTGATTCCGACGGCTGTCGCCTACCCGGCCAAGGACCTCGACATGCCCGGGTATCTGCTCCAGGTCAACGGCCTTGCGGAAGGGTACGATCGGCTTGACCGCCTCTACAACCTCGCAGGGACCGCGGGCTCGGTGTCGATCTTGCAGATGGGTGCCCTCGGCCTCGAGGTCATTCCCGAGGCCCCGACCGTCGAGCGGCTCAAGGCGCATCGCGTCCAACTGGACTACTCGATGAAGGGGACCGCGGTCCCGGCAACTTGGACCGCGCTCTTTGGGGCTTATCTGGGCTCGGCTTATGGGGTCGTGGCGAACGGGGAGTCCCTGATCAACACGGGGTCCTTTGCCCTTGCCGCGGGGGCTTCCCCTGCGGTCACGAACGCTGGGACGGCACCGACACCCTTGATCCTGACCATCTCGGTCTCAGGCCCAAGGACGACGCGGTTCTTCGTCAGGTGCACCGCTCCCGGGTACACCAAGCGAATCTCCGTGACCCCGGTCTCGGGGGGCATCGTGACCATAACCGAGGCGCACGGTCTGTTCGTTCCCCCCGGGGCCTCGGTTCTGCGGTACGAGGAAGCCAACGGGACGCTCATCACGGGGACGATCGCGTCCTCGATCTACGGTACCCGATGGCGGTACGAGGGGCTTGAAGAGACCTTGTCCGAGGTCGGACCCGTCGTCCTGTACAACACGCGCCAGCAGCGCGCCTACGCGGCGACATCGGCCTTCACGACCTCGGCGGGCCTGACGCTGTACGGTCCGGACGTGCCGCGGTTCGGGAACTCTGGGACCTTCGATGCCGCAGACGCGGGCCTCGTCGTCGAGCCGGACAGGACGAACCTGATCCTCCAGTCGCAGGCCCTCGGCACGACGTGGGTTCAGGCCGGAATGATCACGGTCACCAACAACAACAGCACGGCCCCGGACGGAACGACCACGTCAACCCGAGTCCTCTTTACCGCGGGCATGGCCGGGAGCGTATCGCAGTCGGTGACCCTGACCGCGGCGCCCTACGTCGTCTCGTTCTATGCACGCGGAACCGGATCATTCACGGTTGCCATGGGGGCGATCCTTGCCTCTCAGATCATCACGCCGGGGACCAACTGGACCCGGTATCAATACCTCGTCACAGGGACGGCCGCGGCCTATAGCTTGACGTTCGCGGACAATGCCATGGCCGCGGGCGATGTCCAGATCTGGGGCGTCCAAGTCGAGCTAGCTGCGGGCCAGACAGCGGCTAACGCGACAAGCTACATCCCCACGACCTCGACGACGCAACGGCGATTCGCGGACATCGTCGGCGTCCGGCCGCTCGAAAACTTGCTTGCCTACTCGAACAGGTTCGACAAGCAGACCGCAAGCGCAACGACCCGCGGGCTCTGGTACATCGCGGGCGGTACTGCCCCGGTGACGGCGACTCGGCAGATCGGGCCTAGCGGTGTGACGGATGCCTCGTCGGTTGCTTTCGGTGCCGCTAACGTCGGTCTTCAACAACTTCTCTTGAACGCGGAAGGCCTGTCGGGGAAGACCGTGGTCTTCTCGGTGTGGGTCAAGAACAGCACGGCGACGCCGGACTCTGACTTCGCGATGAGAATCGCGGAGACATCATCCTCGTCCGGAAACACGGAACTTTCCTTCTCGAACATGGATGACCAGTGGCGACGGGCTACGGTGCATCGGAAGCTATCATCCGGGGTCACGGATGTTTCCTTGCAGATCCGGTCGAATGGCGCAATCACCTACTATTTCGCCCATGCTCAGGCGTGGATCGCGTCCGAAGGTGACTACAACCTCGCAACGACGACAACTGGCGGACTCTCGGCCCCGTACATCGAGACGCAGGCGGCCCCGGTCTATCGTGCCCGCGGTTGGGAGTGGCCGGAATGGTTGACGCAGAACGGATATGTCGAGGCCGATATCTGCTTGAGCGAGACCAGCAACCCGAACCTGTCGACCCGGATCATTCTCGGAAACCTGACCAGCATCTACACCCCGAACGCGTACGGATTCGCGATTGCCCGGGCAAGTTCAGAGGCGACGGCAAGCAACACGATCGCATTCGCCAAGACGCATACGACCGGGTCCCCATTCGTGTCCTACACCCCCGGGGCCTCGGTCTTCGACGGCGTCTACAGGAAGTGGCGGATTGAGTGGACGAACTACACGATCAGCGGCGTCCGGACCGTTCAACTCAAGCTCTACATCGACGGCGTTCTTGTCTCGACGAACACCCCGACGGCGACCTCGTGGATCAAGCCCCCGGCTTTCGAGCTCATCAACGGCTCGACGACCTTCGAGACCATCAAGAACATAGCAATCGGCTCCCCCGTTCTGCCAGCCGGGGCCATTCCGGCACCGTACTAGAGGAAAGGCGAGATGATGGACGCAAATCAGGAAAGGATGCTTGCCGAACTTCACGCGGCAGTCGTCGGGACGACGGTTGCCCCGGGGCTTCGCGAGAAGGTCGACAGGCTCGACGAGCGGGTCCGCAACATCGAGGCGATCCGGTCGGGCATCTCTCGCGGCTTCTGGGAGCGCATGGGTACCGCGGCCGTGGCTGCGGCCTCGGGATGGTTCGCCGCGCACTTCGGGGGAACCCGGCCTTGAGCCTGTCAAAGCACTTCGCGATCGGTGAGTTCCTGTCAGAGAACGACCCGGTCAAGCCGTCCCCCGAGGCCGTCGAGTCGCTCAAGGACTTGTGCGAACTCGCACTCGAGCCCCTGCGCGAGGCCCTCGGACGACCGCTCAAGATCTCGAGCGGCTATCGGTCCCCGGCCTACAATCGACTCATCGGCGGGGCTCCGGGCTCTCAGCATTGCGCGGGGATCGCGGCGGACATCCTGATGAACTCGGACGCAGAGCAACTCAAGGCCGCGGCGATTGCCAGCAACATCAAAGGCATCGGCGGGATCGGAATCTACCCGGGCCGGGGCTTCATCCACGTCGACATCCGGCCTCGGATCGGGGGGAAGCCGACGACCTGGGCGCAACTCAAGGGCAAGTATCAGGCGATCCCGGTCGAGCTTCGCATGGCGATCAAGGCGCACGGAGGGAAGATCTGATGGACTGGATCAACGTCGCAGGCCAAGCGACCGGGTGGCTTATCTCTCAGCCTGCGGTTCAGGGTGCCGCGGTTGCCGCGGTAACCGAGGCGGTCAAGAAGGCCCCTGTCGGCCCGTCCGGTGGTCCGGGCGTGCGGTTGCTTGCCGCGGTCCTGGCTCTCGGGTCTGTCTTCGCTTCTGCGGCCGCTCAGGGGTCCATGGAGGCCGTGTCCCCTGAGGTCGTGGGGCAACACGTCGTCGAGGCCGTCGGGGCGTTCCTCGCGGCCGTCGGTGCTTGGCAACTTGCGCGGAAGGCGAAGGTCTGATACTATAGAAATCCGGTCGCTTCGGTGACCGGCGGCCGTTCCTTCCGCCTCCGGGTGGTTGACCCGCCGACGGGCCCCCAAGGCCCGGCTCATTCCCCCGTCTCTCGTTCCTCCCTCTAATCGGGCGAGGCGTCCGGCGGGGGATTCGTGTATCTTGATGTCGGGCCGAAGTGCCGTGTCCATGCCGACGATTCCAACTATCAGGGCGGGCGCGGTTATCCGCGGCGAAGGCCCCCCAGTCCCCCCCGAGAAAAAGCACAGGTCTCGGGGGGGATGGACTTTGGGATTTGTGATGCGTATCATGTTCCCCGGGGATCATTCCATGGAATACTACACAACGAGGCAGGCGGCCGAAGTCTTCGGCGTCACGCCGATTACCGTTCGGCGGTGGATCTGGTCGGGTGACCTGATTGCCGTCAACCCCAAGGGCGAAGGAGGCCCTCGGACATGTCAACAGTTCATCATCGCAGGCGACTCCGTGGAACGCCTCTTGCGGTTGCGCGGTTCGTCGCGCTCAGCATCGCGGCCCTCGGATTCTGGTTTGCAGGGCTAGCAGTGATCGACGGGATCGTCTGGGCTACCGCGAAGCTCGAGGGCAAGGTCCCGGGCGTGCATGCCCTGGTGCTCCGGAAATGATCTCTCAGGGACTTGACGACCTCTTCCGCGGGTTGCAGAGAGCGGAGATCGATATCCAAGGCCGGGACCACGCGCTTCGGCTGGCCTTCGAGTTCTGGCGGGTGACCAAGGAGGTCATGACCCACGGGCCGAACCGCGAGCTTCTGCGGAAGCTCAACGACGCCGAGCGGGCGTTCCTGAATGCGCTAGACGTGCTCAACATGGGGGCAGAGAATCGCCCCACGGTAGAAAGGATCGAGGCGTGAAAATAGAATATCTGCGGCGGCTTGCTCAACTTGCAATCGACAGCAAGGACCAGAAGCTTATGGTCCTTGCCCTCGAGGCAATCCTAGAACGGCGGGAAGATGCCCACGAACTCAAGCCCTCGGCCGAGTCGATTGGCCAAATGGCACGGGCCGTGCGCAACCTGCTTGCGGCTTGGAAGGCCACGAACATGCGGTCCAATATCAACGTGACCCATCTCGAGAGATACATCTTGTCAAAGCTCTCGGACGAGGATATGAAGCACCTCTTCCCGAAATACAATAAGACTTTTTCAGGGGTGACGCGGGGCGAGGCAATCGAGGCCGGGCTTCCGAGCATCAACATTGGCCTTCATACCGACGAGATCGTATGCACCCACGGAAACGGCCGTCGGTTCCATCTTCGGCCGAAGGCCGTTCAGGAGTGGCGATAATGATCAAGCTCAAACCGCAGGCGGTACAGGACCTTTACCGGGCGGCCCAGGCCCTCGACGCGGTCGAGATCCTGATCGACAAGGACCGGGACCTCGGGTTCCTTTGGTCCCCCGACCGGGGAGCGGCATTCGCCGTCAAGCTCTGGGGCAAGGACCACGAGGGTCAGGTCCCGATGGACATCCTCGACAAGACCCTCGGGCATCCCGAGACGCCGCACGAGGCCGAGGTCAGCCGGGCGCAGGCCGTTGTCGTGGCCCCGGGGCGGGAGGTCTCGCCCCTGATCCGTGCGGCCCTTGCCGACATCCAGGAGCGACGCAGGCTCGCCCAGATCCACGGTGGCAAGGACAAGACCGTCGAGATCGAGATCGGTGGCGGGTTCCTGCGGGTCGGGATGATGCGGATTGAGGCCCCCTGCTGGGGGGCCGCGGTGACCGCGGTCAACGGTGGGTACCTGATGACCGCGATCGACCACGCCTTCGGGATGACCGCGCACGGGGTACAACTCGAGATCCACGAGTCCGGGGTCGTCCGCGTGATGATGCAGTCCCCAAATCAGCAGACCGAACCGGACTCCCGGTGGCGCGGGCAAGCGGTCATCGCTCCCGTGGTCAATCGTGACCGCCTCGAGGGGCTCAGGAAGGCGGGTTCCGATGCCTAGGGGACTGGAATCCTGTAACGTCTGTGCGCGCCTCTTCTCGGTCCTCGTGGGCGGTCTCTGCGAGGGGTGCATCCGGGCCAGGTCGGCTATCACCAAGGACAAGATCTGTTCGCGGTGCTCCGTCGTCAGGCCCGTGACCGACTTCTACAAGCGGACCGACGGCTCGATCATGGCAACCTGTAAGCCTTGCTTCCTCGAGGCCGACCGCAGGGCCAAGGAGGCCCGCAAGAAAGAGGAAAAGAAGAAGGCCGAGCGGAAGCCCCGGGACCCCGTCCCGGTCCCCTTGGAGGGGCCGACGGCCGAAGACATCCGGACCGCGAAGGAGCAAGCCAAGTTGATCGCGGCTCGAGCCCGAATCGAAGCGGCCAAGGTCGCGGACTCGAGGCCACGACTCAAGAAGGGCGGCAGGCCTCGTCTGCGGCATCTTGAGGACCCCATGCACAAGTGCAATGCCTGTCTCGAGACCCTGCCCGCGGAGCTGTTTTACGTCAACGTCAGGACTGGGGCCGTCCATCCGCAATGCAACCCCTGCTCAAGGGCTCGGCAACGGAACCGCGTCAACACGAACGAGATCACCTACGTCCTCGGGAAGCTCTTGCTCTGGCGAATGGCCTATGATGCGACATTCCCGAAAAACTTTCTGGAAAGTATTGACGCCTAATGTTCCACGTGGTACATTAGCAACACGGTCGGGGCGCACCAATCCAGGGTCCCCCGACCGGCACCAAACAGTTCCCCAGTTCCCCAAGGAGTCAAAGATGAAGTTCACAATGAGCAACGGCGCTCCCGCATGTTTCGCGGTCGACCGCGCTGCCGCCGAAGTCATTCTCGGCACCGATGAAATCGCGTTTATCTCGTATGACGATTTCATCAAGCCCGATTGGCAGGCCGCAACGCTTGAACTCGGGTTGCAGTATATCGGTCATCTCGCGGCGTTCGTGGTGGTCCGCTAATGCGGGCCTCCATCGAGGCGCTCATCGAGGACATCCTCGCAAATCCCGAGGACCACGATGTCGAGCGGGTCTTGCTTGCCTTGCATCTCGCAGACCGGATCGGGATGAACGTCCCGCACCGTGTCTGGGACATGCGTCCCCTCTTGCTCGATGCCCTCGAGCAGGTCCAACCAAGCGGCGAAGGAGGCCGCTAGTCATGCCCGATACCATGCCCTCGCCGGAAGCAATCCGGCTGTCCAATGCCCTCGACAACCTCGGGGCCGCGGCCCTCGACCTCGAGGGATTCCACGACGTTGCCGAGCGGGCGCTTATCGACGTGGTCCGCAGGGTTTATGAGCTCGATCCTGGCGCGGCGGCCGAGGTCTTCGGCGGTCTGACCCGCGACACGCTCAAGGCGATAGTGCGGGCATCGGTCCGGTACGCGGTCCCCGTGGCCTTCGTCGAGATGATCCTTGCTCAGAAGGAGGGCTTCCACCGTGGTTAATTTCATCAAGCAGACCGGGGGGGAGTTCCCGTTGTTCCGTGTGGCCCTCGCGGTGACGGTTGTCGACGACATGGTCCAACTTCAGGTCTCAAGCGTCGGCCCGACGTCCGATAACTGGACCATCCTGTCGTCCTGCCGCCGGGACGAGGTCATCGTTGAGGACCCCGCGGGCATGGCCGAGGTCACCGTCGGCGGCGTTACCCTGACCTACCAGAACGGGATCTTCATCGGCAACAACGTTGCGGTGACCGCTACCCGGCTGGGCGAGTGGCACGACACCTACGCCGAGGCCGTCGCATTCCTGATCAACGAACTCGACATCGAGTGCGACGCGGAGGGCGTTGCATGAACGGCGATGAAGTCGTCAACAAGGTCCAAGCCATGATGGACCTCGCCCTCGACCGCCTTGGGCAACGTGCCCGGGGCGAGTGGAAGGTCCGTCCGTCCGGCATCCACCGTTGCGCCCGGGCGCAGGTCCTCGCGGCCCGGCTCGACCCGCAAGAGGTCATCCAGCTACCCCGGAAGCTTGCCCTCGCCTTCGAGGTCGGGACCAAGACCCATGAGATCGTCCAGGGCAACCTGCCAGAGGTCCCAGCGGAGGAGACGTGGGATTCGGGAGCGATGACCGGGCATTCGGACCTGCGACTCGTCGAGGACGGGATCTTGATGGATCTTAAGACCATCAACATCGAAGGGTACGTCGAGGTCTTCAAGAACGGCCCGAAGCCCGAGCACGTCGGGCAGGTGACGTGGTACGCGGTGCAGGCCGGATGCAGGGCCGCGGCGATCGTCTACATCAACAAGAACGGCACCATCCCGGCCGGGCTCAAGCCGAAGTCCGGGGAACTGGACCCGACCTACCAGGTCTTGCCGCTCGAGGTCGATCCTGCCGTTGCGCGCAAGATGGACATCCGGGCCGAGGTCATCAAGGAGCACGTCAAGGACGGGACGCTCCCCCGGTATGAGCAGGTGGCCGAGTGCCGTTGGTGCGAGGTCAAGAAGGCATGCACCAAGGCACTCGTCGAGCAGGCAAGGCAGGAAGGCGGACAGCGGTTCCGTCATATCAATACCAAGGTCGTCGGGACCACGTTCCGCAACGGCGGACCGGACTGGACGACCTGCGAGGCCGGGTACCCGCTCGAGCTCGAGTGGGACAAGGGCAACCCGCACGGCCCCCGCAGGGTCGACGGTACGGCCCAGGCGGTCAAGGTCCTGCTCGAGGGTGCGCAGATCGGGTTCCTCCCGGCGACGGGTTCCCCGACGGCAGAGATTGTCTCGGATCACTTGGCGGCAGGCGGAACGGCCTCTGCCAAGGTCACCGAGGTAACCGGGGGTGGTCCCGGCAAGAACCACGGACTCAACATCGAGATCGAGCTTCACGGCTCGGACCTCTAAACAAGAAAGGCAAACCAAGATGAAGATGAAGCGGACCACGACGTTCGCCCAGGTCAGCCCGGGCACGTATCAGGCGATCCTCCATAACCTCGACGCGAAGACCATCACGACGGCCGAAGGCCCTACCGACATTGTCGAGTGGGTCTTCCGGATCACGGACGGCGATCACGAGGGCGACATGGTGAGCGGCTCGACCTCGCAGGCGTGGAGCGAGAAGTCCAAGGCTTTCGCGTGGGCCAAGAGCCTGAACGGCAACAAGGCATGGGACGGAGTCGACGCGGACGGGGACCCGGACATCGCGGGTCTCGTCGGGCTGTCCTGCTTCGTCGAGGTCAAGGAAAAGGTTTCGGCCAACGGTACCGCGAGGACCAAGGTCGAGGCCGTCTTGCCTGACCTGTCGGCGAAGAAGGCCGCGCAAAAGATCCCGTTCTAGGGGTCAGGACTCAGGTATGATGAAACCCCCGGGGCGAAGGAGGCCTCGGGGGTTTCGGTTATCCGCCCCACGCTAGAGAGGATGTCACAATTGTACCCCATCGAATCCCGTTTGAGAGAGCTCGAGTCCGTCGCCGGGCTCGGCCGTGTCTTCATCGCGGTGCACCACGTCAAGAAGGACGGGTCCTGTACCTGCGGCCGAGAGACCTGCGACTCGCAGGGCAAGCATCCGATCGACCGCGGGTGGCAGGCCCCAGGGGCCCAGCATCCGGCCGCGGCCGTCGAGCGGTGGTACCGGGACGGCCGGAACGCGGGCATCGTCACGGGTGCCGAGACCGGGCTCCTGCTTCTGGACCTCGACAACGAGGACGCGGTCTGCTGGTTCGAGGAAAGGAATCAGGATGCCCCGTTCTTCATGGTACGGACCGGGCGCGGGGCCCACGTTTACTATCGGCATCCGGGATGGGATGTCCGGAACTCGGCAGGCGCCCTCGCCCCGGGGGTCGATGTCCGCGGGGAACGGGGCTTCGTCGTCGCCCCGGGGTCCATCCATCGGAACGGGCGCATGTACGCGGTCGACACCGAGAGCCAGGATGAACCGCAACCCGTCCCCGGGTGGCTAGACGAGGCCTTGAAGCAGGCATCGCGGCCCCGGGCTCAGGCCCCCCAGACCCGGACGGATGCCGACGGCCTGATCCGCGAGGGCGGCAGGAACGAGGCGGTCTTCAAGATTGCTTCGTCCCTGCGGGCGCAGGGCCTCGGGTATGAGGCGATCTTGGCAAGCCTGCGGGCGACGAATGAGACCGCGGTCATCCCCCCGCTCGAGGACCGGGTCCTCGTTGATATCGCCGAGCGGGTCGTCGACGGGTACGCGGCCGGGACCCCGGCACGCCGGATCAAGGTCGGGCTCGCGTCCGGGCTCAGGGTCGAGAAACCCGAAGGCGACGATAAGAAGGGCATCCAGCCGGACGACATTGCTCGAGCCTACATCGAGGCGACCGAGGACAAGCCGCTTGTCCTGCATCGTGGCTTCTGGTTTCAGTTCAACGGCCGATGCTACGACCGGACGACGGACGAGGAAGTCGGGCATCTGGTCTTGGCCAGGATGCAGCAGGCCCAGGAACTTGTGAGCAAGTGCAAGCGGGCATTTGTGGGTGACGTGGTGGCGAACCTTGCGTCGCGAGTTCGCATCTCGAACGAAATAGAGCTCGGTGGGTGGACTTCCGGGGGCGGGCCCCTGTCTATCGTGGCCCGGAACGGGATCGTCGATGTCGACGCCTACCTCGCCGAGCGGGACGACTGGCTCAAGCCCCACGACCCGGACCTTCTCGCTACGGTCTGCTTGCCCTTCGAGGTTGACCCCGAGGCCGACTGCCCGCTCTGGATGTCGGTCCTCGAGAAGATCATGCCGGACGAGGAAACCCGGACCCGGCTACAACAATGGTTCGGGCTCAACATGGTCCCCGACATCTCGCATCAACTCGCCGCGATCCTCGTCGGCGACGGGTCGAACGGAAAATCCACCGTCCTCGAGATACTGGGGGACCTTGTCGGCCGGGGGAACTATTCCACCGTCCCCCTCGAGCGGTTCGGGGAACGATTCGACCTCGCGGCGATGGTCGGCAAGTCGGCCAACATCGCGCACGAGATGGGCGAGATCGACAAGGCCGCGGAAGGCGTCTTGAAGCAGTTGATCTCGGGCGAGGAAATGACCTTCGAGCGGAAGCACAAGGACCCGTACCAGGCGAGGCCGACGGCCCGATTGACCTTCTCGACGAACGTCCTTCCACGGTTCGCGGACCGGACGGACGCGATATGGCGTCGGCTCCTGATCTTCCCGTTCGGCGTCAAGATCCGGCAGGAAGAGAAGGACTATTCCATCTTGGACAAGCTCAGGGCCGAGCTACCGGGGATCTTCAACTGGGCGATCTACGGTCTCGAGCTTCTGAAGGCCCACGGCATCGGCGAGTCCCTCGAGATGAGCAACACCAAGGCGCGATACCGGGAGGCCGTGAACCCGTTCCTCCAATGGGTCGACGATCGGATCGACGATACGGGCCTCGGCACCGTCGAGACGGCCAAGCTCCATGAGGACTATCGGTCATGGTGCGGCACGAACGGGTACCACCCCCTCGCGGCCCGTACCTTCGAGTCTGAGCTTGAGCGGCACTTCCGCAGGACCGTGACCAGGCCGAGGGACAACGGCGGTTCGCGGCCGAGGGTCTTCCCGGGCCTGAGGATCGTCCGATGACGTGTACCTTGGGGACCGCTGGGGACCGCTTTTTTCCCGTGCCTGCTAGCCTTGACCCCCCTTGGTACACGGTCCCTATAAAACTTAAATACATGAGAGAGAGAGAAGGTATATATAGGGGGTCTCACACATGTATAAAGTTCCCCGTTTCTGGGACCGGGCAAAAATGCCCGAAACCCGCATCATTACTAGAAATCTTGGTCCCAAGTGGTACCAAGTCGGTCGAAGGAGGGCCGAGACGATGAGAAAGAAGCCAGGATCGAAGGCACCGACCCACCAGGCCGAGCCGGAATGGATTCTCGTCCCGTGTTCCGAGTGGACCCGCGAAGGTGAGCTCGAGGGATGGGATCGCGAGACAGGGAATCGGACGGTGTCCGAGATCCTCGCGGACATCGGGGCGACCGGAATGATCTGGTTCGAGTCGGACCCCGAGCTGGGGATCGCCTTGACGGTCGAACCGGGCTTCGAGGTCCCCGGTGACATCCTGACCCGGCTCCGCGATAATCGGGAAGGCATCATTCGCTGGTGGACGACCAACCGGACGCGCTACGAGCCCCTAGAAGCGACGCAAGAGGGCTAGGGGGTGCGAGGGGATGGGTGGATCGGTCAAGTCCCGCTCTGGGGGCTCACAGGGGCCGCAGAATCGAAGGATGCGGGTGAAGGGCGACGGGTTCCCGTGGCAATGCCTCGGGTGCGGCGAGTTCCTGACCATCCCCCATCACCATTGCCCGGCCTGCGGGCTCCACGAGGTCAGCGCGAAGCGGGGGCCGACGACCTGCCGGGGGTGCGGAAAAAGGCTGTCCGACGATCTCAAGACGATTTACAACCCCTGAGCGTCGTCCTCGAGGCCGGGACCTTGACGATCCGATCCGATGGGTTCCCGGCCCGGGTCAAGCCGAGGCCACGGACAACCCAGACCGGCCACATCTACATGCCCGCGGATTATATGACCTGGAAGCGGCAGATCGCCGGACGTGTCGCTCTGGCCTTGAGTGCCTGCCCGGTCTGGCGTCAAGATAGACTCAGCCTTGAACTCTGGTTCTGGACGGGAAAGGGGGATGTCGACAACCTCGCAGGAGGGGTCATGGACGCGCTAAACGGTGTCGCGTGGTTCGACGACGAGCAGGTGATAGACCTTGTCGTCCGGAAGAGGCCGAAGACCAAGACAAGCCCCCGATGGGTGGCGGTCATCCGGGTCTCGGACGATGCTTAAGCCCGTTGAGATTCGGTGCTCCGGGTGTGCTACGCTAACTCTTGTCCCGGACGGGACCAAGCTCCATCGCGAACAGTTGTGCCGGAAGTGTTTCGACGACTGGATGGAGCTCGACCGTCGGGCCAGTGCCGAACTGCGGAAGGAGCGCCGTCGGTGGGTCAGCATCGAGCAGCGGGGGCGGCAATGACCCCGCTCGAGGCGTTCCGGGCTATCCTGGCCGCGGGGGGCAAGTTCTCGATCGGCGAGACCCCGGAAGGCGACATCGTCCTCGGCATCGAGGGCAAGATGAGCGACAAGGTCCATCGGATGGTAGAAGAGGACCCCGGGGCCATTGCCGCGGTTGCCCTCGAGCACTTGCCCGACATGACCCCGGTCCTGGGGGATACGACCCCGGTCCGGGTCGTCTTCATGCGGGCGAAGGACGGCCTCGTTGCACGGTGGAAGACCGAGCGGGGCCAAGTCCGGATCTCTCAGGTCAAGGACCCCGACGGCAAGAAGAAGCGAGGGAAAGATCATGGCTAAGACGAAGCGGACCCCCGAGGTCCGGGAAGCCCTGCTCCGGTACATCCGGGCGGGGAACTACCACGAGACCGCGATGAAGGCGGCGGGTGTCGGAAAGGAGTTCTTCTATGCCTGGATACGGGACGATGAGGACTTCGCGAACGCCGTAAAAGAGGCCGAGGCGCAAGCGGAGGGCGAGATGCTGTCTTGCATCCGGGAGGCGGCCCTCGCGGACAAGACCTGGACTGCGGCGGCGTGGTACCTCGAGCGCAAGCATCCGGACCGCTTCGGGCGTCAGGACCGCAGGCCAGAGGGCTCGGACAAGACCGAGGTCGTGATCCGCTGGGCGGACGAGGAAGGCGGCGAGGGGTGACCCGGTTCGAGGTCCGGACGGGGGATTGCCTCGCGGTGATGCGGACCCTCGACGATTCGTCCGTCGATTCCATCGTGACCGATCCACCGTATGAGCTCGGGTTCATGGGCAAGTCGTGGGACGCGTCGGGCGTGGCCTTCCGGGTCGAGGTCTGGCGCGAGGCCCTGCGGGTCCTGAAGCCGGGGGGGCATCTGCTGGCGTTCAGCGGAAGCCGGACCTACCACCGCATGGCCGTGGCGATCGAGGATGCCGGGTTTGAGATCCGGGATCAAATCATGTGGGTGTACGGGTCAGGGTTTCCGAAGTCGTTGGACGTGAGCAAGGCGATCGACGCGGCGGCGGGGGCGGAGCGGGAGGTCGTAGGACAAAAGCACGTCACCAACGCCGCGCAAGGTAAGGGACTTGGCCATGGGGTTTTAATAGGAGGAACCGTGCAGGCGGGAATGATTGACATCACCGCGCCCGCAACCCCCGAGGCCCAGCGGTGGCAGGGCTGGGGCACGGCACTCAAGCCCGCGCACGAGCCGATCGTGGTGGCGCGGAAGCCGTTGATCGGTACCGTGGCGGCGAACGTCCTGGCGCACGGGACCGGGGCGCTCAACATCGACGGGTGCAGGGTGGAACACGCTTCAGATGATGACCTGTTGACGTCACAAGCCAAAAACCCGGGGCGCTGCGATATGGTTTCTTCTCAAGTCTACGGGCGCGGACGTCCGCAACAGAGCGTTAATCCTTCTGGCCGCTGGCCCGCGAACCTGATCCACGACGGGAGCGAGGAGGCGACCGCAGGGCTGGGCGATGCTGCCCGGTTCTTCTACTCGGCGAAGGCCAGCAAGGCCGACCGGGATGAGGGCATGGATGGGTGGGAGGAAGCAACCCCTGGACAGAGAACAGGGCGGGTAGAAGGTAGCGCGGGGATTAATGCCTATGCTGGTGCAACGGGATCAGCCCGGAACATCCATCCTACGGTCAAGCCGACCGACCTCATGCGCTACCTTGTGCGGCTCGTCACGCCCCCGGGCGGTCTGGTCCTCGATCCCTTCACGGGGTCCGGTTCGACGGGGAAGGCGGCCGTCCTCGAGGGCTTCCGGTTCCTCGGGATCGAGCTATCGCCGGAATACACCGAGATCGCCCGGGCGCGCATCCGGCATGCCGTGGGTCATGTTGCCCCGGAGCCCGTCACCGAGGCCCAGGTCCCCGACGCCCTGCCCGGGCAACTGAGGCTTTTCGCATGACCGGACGACTCGCCCCGGCCCCGTCGGACTGGTGCCTCTGGGACTTCGTCGCCCTCGCTGTCGTCCTCGCGGGGCATGTCGCAATCCTCGTGACCTTGGCAAGCGGTGGCGGATGCCCCTGATCATTCGGCTTCCGAAGCTTCATCGGGCGCAACTCGAGGTTGCCAAGGACCCCGCTCGATTCCGGGTCTTGGTCTGCGGCCGTCGTTGGGGGAAGACCCGGCTTGGCGCGGCCCTCGCGCTCAAGGCCGGGCTCGAGGGAAAGCGGGTATGGTGGGTCGCCCCGACCTACTCGATCTCGGGGATCGCGTGGGAGCAGGTCCGGGCCATGGCCCGGCCCCTCGGGGCATCGGCGATCGAGTCGACCCGGACCCTGCGGCTCCCGAGCGGGGGCTTCGTGGCCTTCAAGAGCGCGGACAACCCGGACAACCTGCGAGGCGAGGGGCTCGACTTCCTCGTGATGGACGAGGCCGACTTCGTGGCGCGTCGGGTCTGGGAAGAAGTGCTCAGGCCTGCCCTCGCGGACCGGAAGGGCAAGGCCCTGATCATCTCGACCCCGAACGTAGAGGGCGGATGGTTCCATGAGCTTGTGCAGCGGGGTCAGGGCGAAGACCCCGAGGTCCGCGCGTGGCAGTTGCCGTCATGGACGAACCCGCATCTTGACCCGGGCGAGATCGACGCGGCCCGGGGGACCCTGCCCGCAATCGTCTTCCGTCGGGAGTTTGGGGCCGAGTTCGTGTCCGCGGCCGGGGCCCTGCTTCGGCGGGAATGGGTCAAGGTCGGTGAGCCCCCGGCCCGGGACGAGCTCGAGGTCTCGGTCGGGGTGGACTTGGCGATCTCGACGAAGGACGGGGCGGACTGGACCGCGGACGTTGCCCTCGGCCGGGATCGGAAGGGCGAGTTGTGGGTCTTGGACGTGGCCCGGGTCCGGGCTCCTTTCCATGCGGTCCTCGAGTTTATCAAGGCGATGTCGGCGAAGTGGAACCCCCAGGTCATCGCGGTTGAGCAGATCCAATACCAGGCGGCCGTGGTCACCGAGCTTCTGCGGACGACGAACCTTCCGGTCGTCGGGGTCCGTCCGGACAAGGACAAGGTCACTCGGTTTACGGGGATTCAAGCCCGGTTCGAGCAAGGGATGGTCTGGCTGTCCCCGGACTTGCCGGGCGAGTTCTCGAGAGAGCTTCTGGGCTTCCCTGTCGCGGACCACGATGACATGGTCGATGCTCTTGTGTACGCTCATCGCGGCCTCGGGTCCGCGGATCTGGGGATGTCCTAGAAACTTTCTAGAGAATCTTCTAGAAACCCCTTGCAAGTTACCTAGAATCCTGCTACGATAAATCTATCGGCACCGCGCCGCAGTTCCCCAGTTCCCCAGGAGATAAGACAATGGACATTAGCAAGGTTGACCCGGCTCTCGTTACGCAAGTTGCCAACTTCATCGCATCGGTCGTCGAGAGCGGCGACAAGAACGCGATCATCAATCTTCGCCTTTACGCTCTGGCCTCTGAGATTGGAATGGAAGCCGCATTCGACAAGCTCTTCGGTAAGACGATTACCTTCGACAAGTTCGCGTCCGAACTTTATCAGGAGCTTGCAGCATAGCCCAGACCCAAGGCCCCCCTAACCGGGGGGCTTTTGCTTTGGAAATCTTTCTAGAAACCCCTTGCAAGTTATCTAGAATCCTGCTACTATAAAACCACGGTCGAAGGAGGGCCGAGGCGATGGTCAATCACGAAATGATTCCGGTAACCTTTGGTGGCGAAACCAGAAACGTCAAGGCCTATAAGCAGACCGACGGGACGTGGACCGTTTCCGGGGCGTTCCTTTGCCGCAGCACGAAGGGAACCAAGCTTCATCGAGCTCTTGCCTTCGTGGAATCCACAGAAAACGGCTACGCGGTCGTCGGATGCGCTCCGCTTCTTGGAGCGTACATGATGGTTTGCGGATGGGCTTCCGATGTCGCATCGGATGCCGAAGTGATGTCGCGTCATATCGGAGGATAACTACTCAGGCCCCCCTAACCGGGGGGCCGAGTCATCGGAAGGAGAGATGATGGAAACCACGACCAAGACCCCCGCGGCCCGCTTGTCGGGCCGTGGGAAGAAGGCCGGAAGGGTTAATGCCATGCTTCGGATTCGTCCCGAAGCGTGGCAGGCGATCAAGGACGCGGCCCAGGCGGCGAACCTGACCCCGGGCGAGTTGCTCGAGCGGGTGTTCCTCAAGTGAAGGTGATCAAGACGAACAAATCGATTGCCGATGCGTTCGTGTCGGCAAAGCACTATAGCCGCAGGCCTTCCGTTTTCTGGGAGGCCTTCGGGCTTGTTGAGGATGGAATGGTTGTCGGTGTCGTCGTGTACGGTCAGCCTAGTCCACCAATCCAGAGGCATGCATTCCGCGGTCGGGACTTCCGGCTATATGAGTTGACCCGACTTGTTGTGCAGACCAAGACAAAGAATGCGGCTAGCATTCTTGTCGGGCGAAGCCTACAGATGCTTTCAGAGCGACCGTCAGCAGTTATCAGTTATGCAGACACGGAACATGGCCATGCCGGAATCGTGTATCAGGCAACAAATTGGATTTATACAGGAGCAACGGTCAGCCATGACAAGGCATACATCGTTGACGGAAAGAGAATGCATCCGATGACGCTTCGTGACCGCGGGATCACGGACCCGGCCAGGTGGGCAAAGGAACACGGGATCGAGACTGTTCCGCCGATGGAAAAACATCGATACTTCTATTTCGTCGGAGACCGCAGGCAGAAGAAATCCATGATGGAAAAGCTCGTTTATCCCGTGATCGCCGATTATCCAAAATCAGACCGGACAAGGTATGACGACGGTCCGGATCTTTCAATACCTGCTCCCCTCACGCTTTTCTAGTATGAGCGCGAAGCGGTGCCCAGTCTTGAACGGGGCCGGATGCCCGCGGTACCCTTGACCCATGGGCATCCTCGATCGGTGGAACGCGGCGGTCAAGGCGTGGAGGCTCGGGGCGGCAACCGTGACAACGGATGCGGGCTTCGGGTCCTTCACCTTTGGCGACGAGCGGCGGGGCCTTGCGGCGTCCAAGGTCGTCGAGCTGTCGACCGCGGTCTATTCCGCGACGGACCTTCGGTCCTCGGCCTTGTCCGCGATCCCCGTCCGGATCATGGACTATTCCGGGGAGCACGGCGAGGAAGTCTTCTCGGGATCGGCCTATGATCTCTTCACGAAGGTCAATCCGCATTGGACCCTCGGACGGCTTCTCGAGGCCGTCGAGGTTTCCATGTGCACCTATGGGGAAGCCTTCCTTGTCGTCGAGAAGGACGGCCGCGGGGTGCCCATCGAGCTCTGGTTCGCCAACGCGGCCAAGATGCGGGTCCTACCGCATCCCACGGAATATATCGCGGGCTTCCTCTACAAGTCCGAGAACAAGGAAGTCCGGCTCGATCCGGACGACGTGGTCTGGATTCACGGTATCCCCGACCCGGCCAACGAGTTCCGGTGCCTGTCCCCGCTCGAGGCGGCCCGGTTGTCGGTGGAATCGAATCTCGATGCCCTCGAGTCGAACAGGAACATCTTCCGGAACGGGATGAACCCGGGCGGGATCATGTACCCGGCCGAGCAGGGCGTGGCCCTGACCCGTGAGCAACGGATGCAGATTGAGGAGCAGTTGAACCTGCGGCTCAAGGGCAAGGACCGGGCGCACCGTCTGGCGGTCTTCTCGCACGCGATGAAGATAGAGACCCCGGCCCTGTCTCCCTCGGACGCTCAGTTCATGGAGTTGCTCAACTGGACCCTCGGGGACGTGGCCCGGGCCTACAAGATCCCCCCGACGAAACTTCAGGACTTCTCGCGGGCGACTTACAACAACGTGTCAGAGGCAGACAAGGCCTTCTACACCGATTGTGTGATTCCCGAGGCCCGCAGGATCGCCGGGGCCCTGAATGAGCAATTGATGCCCATGTTCGGCCCGAACCTTGTCCTCGAGTTCGACTTCAGCAAGATCCCCGCGATGCAGGAAGACCAGACCGAGATCACGGATCAAATGGTGAAGCTTCACGCGATGGGCGTTCCCCTGAACAAGCTCCTCGAGGTCTATCGCCCTGACCTGCTTCCCGCGGGCGGCGAGGGCTATGCCTGGGGCGATGAACCTCCCCTTGCCCCGGGGATCTTCCCGGTGCCGCAGGCCGAGCAACTCGAGCCCCCGGCCCCGGCCCCGGAACTGCGGGTCCTGCGGGGAAAAGTCTAGACCCTCGGGGACGGGTCTCCGTCCTCGGGGGGATCGACGAGGTCCCGGCCTACGGGTCCGTC